GCGCAAGCCGTCGCGCGCCACCGTCACCGAATGGAAGCCGGATTATGCGCGCTGCCCGCTGGTCGCTGCCCTGTTCGGGCCGGCACAGGTGGCAGCATGAGCGCCGGCGTTGTTATCCTGCTGTGCAACCTGACGCTGAACATGGCGCAGCCGTGGCTCGATGCCGGCTACGACGTGGTGCTGGTCGACCCGCAGCATCCCGAATCGTCCAGCGATGGCCGGATCGAGCGCATCAGCGGCACCGTGTTGCAGGCGGCCCGCCGCCTCGGCGAAATCCTGCGCACGCGGCGCGTCGTGTTCGTGTTCGGCTTTCCGCCCTGCACCGATGTCGCCGTGTCCGGTTCGCTGCACTTCCGCCGCAAGTACGACGCCGACCCGCATTTCCAGGCAAAAGCCGCACTGGTGGCCGAACAGTGCCGCATGGTCGGGGAAATGGCCGGCTGTCCGTGGGGCTTCGAGAACCCGGTATCCGTGTTCAGCTCGATCTTCGGGCCGGCGAACTGGAGCTTTCACCCGTGGCACTTCACGCGCATCGAGCCGGCCGACAACTACACGAAGAACACGCAGATATGGGGCGGCGGCGGGATCGTCTACCCGCAGCGGCGCCTGTTGCAGGAAGTGGCCGAGGCCATCGCCGTGGTGATCGAAACGTGCGGCCGGATGGTGGCGAAACCGAAGGCGCTGGAAGCGACCGGCAACAATCCGCTGGTGCGGCAATGGTATCCCGACGACCGCATCCACAAGGCGGCGCCGGGTCCGGAGCGCGCCAACTTCCGCAGCGCCACGCCGCGCGGCTTTGCCCAGGCCATGTACGAAGCAAACAAACCAAGGGAGGCGGCATGAAGGCGGGCGCACCGCTAAAACGCACGCCGATGAAGCGCGCGGCCCCGATGGCACGCACGACCAAGCCGGCAACCGGCAAGCCGAAACTGCGCAAGTGTGGCAACCGCGCCTGCCGGGCACCGTACACGCCGGACCCGAAGCATCCATTCATTACGTGGTGCAGCGGGGATTGCGCCGTAGTCATCGGCATGGAGCGCGTAGCCAAGATGAAGGCAGCGCGGGCGAAGGCCGAGCGCGCAGCCGACAAGGTGGCGAAGAAGCAGGCGACCTCGCCGGCAAAGCTGGCCGATCCGGTGCGCAAGCTGGCGCAGCGTTACGCGGTGCTACGCGACCGCGATTATGGCTGCATCAGTTGCGACAAGGGCGCGCACTGGCATGGCGTCTGGCACGGCTCGCATTTCAAGAGCGTCGGCAGCAATTCGGCCTTGCAGTTCAACCTCTGGAATATTAACAAATCGTGCGACCAATGCAATTTCTTCCTGGCCGGGAACATCGGGCCGTATGAGACACGGTTGCGCCAGAAGTACGGCGATGAGCGCGTCGACTGGCTCAAGAATCACCCGCGCTCGCGCGAGTACACGCCCGAATACCTCGACCGCCTGGCGCGTATCCTGCGCAAGAAAATCCGCCGCCTTGAAAAGCGGCTCGGCATCAAATGAGCGCGCTGATATCGGTCGCCGACTGGCTCGGCCACCGTGGCGAGCCACTGGAACCGGAGCGCATGCAGTACGCCACCAGAGAGGCCACAAGCTGCCGGTCGTGTCTGTTCGACGGCCAGCGCGCCGACATCTGCGAGCGCGCCTGCCAGGCTGCTGTACGGGCCGGGCTGGAGCATTGCGAGCAGGGAGTCATCTACGTGACGCGCGAAGTCGATCCGCGCCAGATCGTCATCCCCGCTTGAACCCTTGCCGCTGATGACCGAAGGCCCGCCACCCGCGCGGGCTTTTATTTGGCCATGATATAAATTCGGCCGATTAAGACGAAAGCGAACATTGTTGCGAATCATCATTCAAGCGATAATTGACCTTGCCTTGGCGGGCATCTAAACTGAACGGAGGTCTCATACACATCGTGCAGGGTTCGTTCCCCTGTCCGCCAACGCCCGCAAGGGTGACGGTGTGTATGAGACCTTTTTTTATGGGCAAAAGAAATGCATAACATTGTTGTTGTCGGACCAGTCAACGGCCTGTACCACCTGGCCTACGATGTGCCAGGAACGAATCGGTATCTTTCGATCAATCCCTTCGTTAGCAAGGAACTCGCTGACATCACGGCTTGGCGCATGAACTTCAATCGTCAACGAGGAATCGTGTAATGGCGCGCATCAGGACAATCAAGCCGGAGTTCTTCACCTCGGAAGACATCGTTGAAATGCCGCCGCTTGCGCGCTTGCTGTACATCGCTCTTTGGTGCGAGGCCGACAAGGAAGGGCGCCTGTCTTGGAAGCCGAAGACGTTTAAGATGCGCTACTTGCCAGCGGACGAGTGCAACATCGAAGACATCGCCGCCGTGCTGGTTGATCGCAAATTGCTCATTCTGTACGGCGACGGATTCGCCTTCATCCCGAGTTTCAAAGACCATCAGCACATCAACCCGCGCGAAAAAGAGAGTGTCCTGCCCGACCCAGAATCGACGCGTGGGGGACGCGTCAGCGACGCGTCAGTGACGCGCAGGGAGGAAGGAAGGAAGGAAGGGAAGGGAAAGGAAACTATTAGTCCTGACGCTGACGCGCCAGACGATGAGGAATCGGAAGAAGAAAAGATTGAGCGTCGCAAGGTGCGGAGGGGGAGTGATGCGGACTACGAATGCGCTGAATTCCTTTTCAAGCAGCAGCGTAAAGCGAACCCAACCTGCAAAGCTCCGAACTTCGACACCTGGGCAAACGATATTCGCCTGATGCGCGAACAGGACGGGCGCCAGCACCGCGACATCTGCGAGCTGTTCAAGTGGGCCAAGGCGGATGATTTCTGGTCGCCGAACATCCAGTCCCCTGCCAAGCTGCGCGAAAAATGGGATGTGTTGCATGAGCGCCGCAACAGGGAATCTCCAGCTTCGGTGCCGATGAAAAAGGATTGGCTGTGATCGCCGACCACGCCGATAAAATCCTGGCTGCGCGCATGAAGGGCAAGCGTCCTGCCGACATGGTGCTTGTATTCCTCGGTGCAGCGCAGAAGACCGATAACCCGTTCGTCGTTGCCAAGACTGGCGTTGCCTACGACTGGCGCTGGGTGCGCGACCTTGACGTTTGCCTGTACGTGAACGACGCGGACGACTGGGGCACGCTGGCAAAAGACATTGCCATGCAATGCCCTGACTACTTCGGCATCTGGAACCACGAATCGAAGTGGGGCGCGCGGGTGTGGCTGGTGCCGACTGCCGACGATGTGTGCAGGCCCAAACGTCAATGGCGCTTCGACATTGATTTCTCGGTCTGGTTCGATTTCCAGAACAAGGATTTTGTCGAGCGGCGCCGCTACGAACGCGATGAAGACGGTATCCCCTACGCAATTTGAAAGAGACACATGAACCTGATTGACGATTCGATTGATTTCAGCGCCTACATGCAAGAGCCTGAGCATCACAACATCCGGCCGGCGTCGGACTGGCTGACCGATACCATCAACGCCTTCCACGCGCCACCGGAGAACGGCCCGACCGCGCGCATGCTGTGGCAGAAGACGAAGGATTACGTGCAGTTCAACCCTGGCGAGGTGTCGCTGTGGGCCGGCATCAACGGCCACGGCAAGTCGATGTTCCTGTCTCAAGTCACACTGGACCTGTGTTATCAGGCCGAGCGCGTCATGGTGGCGTCGTTTGAAATGAAGCCGGTGCGCCAGATGCACCGTATGAGCCGCCAGGCAAGCGGCAGCAGCCTGCCAAGCCGCGAGTTTCTGGAGGTGTTCCACCAGTGGACCGACGAGCGCCTGTGGCTGTATGACCATGTTGGCGCGGTCGAGTGGAAAAAGCTGATTGCCGTGATGCGCTACGCTGCCGCGAACTACGGCATCACGCACTTCGTTGTCGACTCGCTGATGAAATGCGTCAAGGGCGAGGACGACTACAACGCGCAGAAGGATTTCGTGAACGATCTGTGTGCGTTCGCACAAGCCAACAACGTGCATGTGCATCTGGTGCATCACGTGCGCAAGGGCGAGAGCGAGCACAAGTCGCCGGGCAAGTTCGACATCAAGGGCGCGGGCGCGATCACGGACCAGGTGGATAACGTGTTCATCGTCTGGAAGAACAAGAAAGCGCTGGACGAGAACAATGGCGAGCCGACAGCCATTGTCGCGTGCGAGAAGCAGCGCAATGGCGAGTTCGAGGGCAAGTTCGGGTTCTGGTTCGACTTCGCCTCGCAGCAGTACCTGGAGGCTCTGAGCGAGCAGCCGACCATGTACGGCGTCGATATGCAGCGCGGCGGCCCGAAAGGCTACTCGCAGCCGGTCTCGCCATTCGTGGGGGCGCCATGAATCCGCACGAAGTCACGCGCGTCAGCTTCGCCGTCGAGATTGGCGGCGAGGTCTACCACATCGACCTGCCGCACGATCGCATGCTGATTCTGGTACAGATGGCGGCAAGCCTGTCGGATACCGGAGAATTGCCAGCGAAGAAGTCGCCAGGGTATCAGATGCAGGAGCTGCCACGATGAGCCGGGCAGAAACGCGCGGCGTGACCTGCCTGGCGTGCAGCGGCCTGGACCTGCAAGCGCATCCTGAGCAGGCGCATACCGGCTTTGGCTGGTGCAAGCTGGCCGCTGCGCCGCACTTTGTCGCGGCCCGGATGGCGCGCAACTGCGCCGACTTCGACCCGGCGCCGCCGGAAGTGGTCAAGCCGCGCGACGCATGGGCGGTAAAGTTGCCCCTGTTCTTCGAGCGTAAATAACGCTTGACTTCGTATAGATATTGGCGGATTATCTTGGCATGGGTTGCGCGCCGCGCGGCCGATAACGAAAGAGACAAACATGCTCAGCAATTTTACCAAGGCCAGCTTGATGGGACTGGCGTTTTGTACGCTGCTCGGCGCCGCTCCCTTTGCCGCGCTCGCTGCCATCTGCGTGCTGATCGCCAGGGGGCTGTGATGGGAATCATTCAGAAGCGCGCAGATGAACTCAAGCCGGGCGATGTGTGGATCATTGGCGCTTTGCGCTATGCAATCCTGGCAATCACTTTCCAGTCCAGCAATACGGCGGAAATCACGTATTGCGAATTGCCGAGCGCGAACGAAGAAGCGCGAATGCGGGAGCGCACTGTCAAAAGCTTGTCGACTGAACTCTTGATCGAGG